ATGTACGATACAGCGTGTGGGGTCAGATCAAAAAGTATTCACAGCTGACAAGGGATGGCATGAAACATGCTTATTCTGATGGATGCTTGAAAAAAGGAACGTCAGTCACGGTAAAAGAAATAAAAAAGGATGAGACCGGAGCAACGTGGGTTAGGATTCCATCCGGTTGGATTTGTGCCATCACTTCAAAAGGAGATATATACCTATCATGACAGAAATAGTTTTGTTTCATTTTTCAAAAAGAAAAAATTCTACAAAACGTCCTACAGGGCAGGGGACAGAAGTTCCCTGCCTTTTAAAATCTGCAACTACATTTCAGAATCCTACGTTTATTTTACAAAAACCAATGAACGACATGCTACAATTTAACTATGCAAAGTGGGCGGATCATTATTATTTTATTGATTCAACTACTTCAATCAATGCGGGACAAACTGAAATTAGTTGTACTGAGGATGTTTTGGCAACTTATAAAAATGAAATCAGTAATTATACCTGTTTCATTGAAAGATCAAGCAATCAGACTACGCTTGCCAACGACACTATGTATATTCCTACAAATGACTGGATCTTATCAACAAGAAATGTAATGCATAAAGAGAAAATAATGACAAGCACTTATTCACAGCAATATATTATAAGGGTAGTTTCAAGGACTGGCGTAGCATCCTACTATATAAACGGCGATCAATTAAACAATTTGCTTGACTATATGTACACAGAATCAAATTTTACCGACGTAATAAGAGATGCAATTACGAAGCTAATGTTTGACCCCTTTAAATATATAGTTGACTTGAAATGGATTCCTTTTGTTGATAGTGCTTTTAATAATAGTAATCTTGAATCAATACAGCTAGGATTCTGGGATAGTGGCGTGGCGGCAAAAAGAATTGATGAAGACACGGTTGTTAATTTTTCTTATTCATTTGCTTTTGATAATCCACTTTATGCTATCACGGATTTTAGGTATTATAGTCCGTCATTTTCAAACTATTTTATAAAACTTCCTTTTATCGGAGTAGTTGCTCTTAATCCCTATAAAATAGATGATAGTGTAAATGCAGTTTATCAATTTGATGCAACAAGTGGATTATGCAACGTGTTTCTACAGTCAAAGAAAGTTGTTTTTGCATCTTATCAATTCCAGTTGTCAGTTCCAGTGCAAATCGGTTATGCAAGCACAAACATAGCTCAACTAACTACCTCGGCTGTAAGTCTTGTTGGTGCAGGATTGCAGGGAAACATTGCACAGGGTATATATTCAGGAATAGAAGCAGGAAGAAGCATTACAGCACCGGAAGTATCAATGCTTGGAACGATTGGTAACATATCAAACATACTCAATAACCAGATTTTAGAGTTTAATTCATATGCCTGTACAAGTATAAATCCTGATGGCGCAAGTGAGGGGTATGCAGATGGTAATGTTCGTTCTATTTCTGGCTTGAGTGGATATATAAAGTGCAGAAATGCATCCATAGAAATAAGTGGATTTACCGGAGATCAAGAAGCAGTGAATAACTACTTGAATAGTGGTTTTTATTATGAATAATGTTTCACGTGAAATATAGAAAGAGGTGAAAATATGTGGATTCCCATTGGATTCGATAAAATCAATATTATTTCAAATTACTTCCAACCGTCAGGAATCAAGGCAGACAGTCTATATACTGACACGTTTGATCGTATGCTGTATGAGAGAGTTTGTTCTATTTTCGATATAACATACAATGCAAAATTTGACATTGACTATTTTAAGTTTTGCCTGCTTGGTGGGGGATTTATCGCAATCACATACACTCCTGCATATGGACTGATCGCTCAGTATCCTGCAATCAGTGGATATGATATGTATTGCAAGCCAACTCTTGCAAGCATTAACACATATGCTACCAATGCAAACATAAGCTTACAGGATTTAAAGATTGGTACAGATTGTAGCGTGATCTATTTACGTCCGTCAAGATGTGGAATTTTTGACATTATCGGTTATTATAGTTATAAACTGGCTCTGGTAGCTTCTGCTTTTGATATGAATATATTCAACAGCAAGTTAGCTTTTATGATAGCCGCAAAAAACAAGGCTGCTGCGAAAACATTGGAAAAAATCTATGATGAAGTGCAAGCAGGTAATCCGGCAGTTGCGTATAATGCTTCAATCAAAGAGAATGAGAACGCAAACATGAGGGGGAAAAGTTCAGATCCTTTTGAGTTTTTCAATAAAGATTTGAAAAACAACTTTATTTCAAAAGAGTTAATTGATGTATTCGAAAAACTTCTTGACCAGTTTGACACAGAAGTTGGGATTCCGTCTGTCGGTTCTGATAAAAAAGAGCGTTTAAATGTTATGGAAACTGAAAAAAACGACATAGAATCTGTGACACGACTTACTACATGGCTAGAAACAATGCAGACAGGGGTTGACATGGCAAACAGTCTTTATCCCACTTTAAATCTGAATATAAAGATCAGAGACTACAAAAAGGCAGGTGTAAAAAATGGGGATGTATAGGATTACAATAGCCGGACTTTATGAATATGATAAGAACTTATTTGAGAACATGACTTTTCCGGCAGAAGCTGACAAACAGAACTTTATTGACAGTTTACTTTTAAGCTATGGGGATTGCGAACCACTCTATCCGGATGGCGATTTCATGAAACAGTCAGCTATTCCGGCATGGTCGAAAAAATGGCAGGATTCCATTGAACGGGTTTTCCTTGCATTAAAGAAAGAATATAACCCTATTGAGAACTATGACAGACAGGAGTCCTGGACGGATTCTCCAGATATTGAACGAAACAGTGTAACAGGTGGTAAAGACAAAAACACCTTACAGGCAGGCAGAGGATCCGTTACGTCAAACACAGGAGCCGACACTATGGAAGAAAAAGTAAGTGCTTTTGATTCAAGTAGTTATCAGCCGTCAAAGGAAGATACAACAACTTACGGAAATAGTACAAAAATGGAAACATCTGGGCAGGATGTAAACGACATTGAATATGGGCGAACTGAAAAAAACACGGAAAAAGGGACTACAACTCACACTGGACAGATTCACGGAAACATAGGCGTGACTACTTCACAACAAATGTTAGAATCGGAACTCCAACTGAGAAAGCAATCATTTATAGATTATTGCACAGGATTATTTGCAAGTGACTTACTGATTCTTGTTTATTAAGAAAAGGAGAGAAAAATGATTAATACGTACCCTCACAGCTCCACACACGACATGAACTTAGATTACCTCTTAAAAGTGGCAAAGCACGCAGAAGAGGATCACAAAGAATGGTCAGACATAAAAGGGACTGCACAAAAAAAGATTGATGAAGCAATTAAAGATTCACTAGATTCCGGAGAGATTGGAAAAGTAGTTGATGATGCAACGAAAAAAATCTTGACGGATGAAATTGAACCATTAAAGAACACAGTAACCGAACAAGGCAAACTGATTTCTAATCTCGAAAAAAGAGACGGTTTATTTGATTTAAGCGGTAAAACTATCATTATCGGAGACAGCTACACAGTAGGCTATACTCCGGAAGGAAATATCACTCCTTGGACAGAACACTTTTTGGATTACTGTTCTATAGACAATGTAACTATTAAAAGCAATGGCGGTGCTTCTTTTTCAACGTCTAATAACTCATTTCTTATGCTTTTAAATCAGATTGACGCTGATCCATCTGTAAAGCAGATCTTAGTAGTTGGGGGTTATAATGAGTTCGGTTCTTATTCAGAAATTGAAAATGCGATCAACGCTTTCTATGGAGTAGCGCAAACACGTTTTCCAAACGCTAAAATTTTTGTAGCAATGGTTGCATGGTCAGCGGACAGCACACAATGGAACAGATTCAAGATTGCAAAAAGTGTGTATAACACACAGCGGAAAAATTGGAACTATCTTAATGGAAGCGAATATATTTTACACGCTGACGGATTCATGGGGTCGGACGGTTTTCATCCAAACACGACCGGACAGGAACGACTCGCTACCTACCTTGCGGAAGCAGTAAAAACCGGGTCTTGTCATCCATCCTTTTATGATGTAACCGCTAACTTTGAGCCAGGAGATTTTACAGCATCTCCGGGGTGTGGTTGGACGTTCATTACAAACTACAGCGAAAATGCTAGTAATATCATCTGGAGTGATTATGTTTGTTTTCCAAACAGCGGTGAACTTGTTTGTAATGGTACAGAATACTATCTCGGACGTATCTATTCTACCAGTTTTATTGGAGATGGAAACGGGTATACTTGCTATCCTACGACTGTGATCGTAAAATCTGGATCCGATTTTTATCACATTCCGGCACAGTTGAATTTCCGAGCTAGGCAAATTTTTCTTGCTTTGTATGACATTAGTGATGACAAACATAACTACAGAACTCTTACAACACAGGTACAAATTCACAGAGGATCCATTACAATGTAATGTTTCACGTGAAACAAAAAATAAAGGGATGCAAATTTGCATCCCTTTTAACTATATAAAACATCTTTTGTTTCAAACGGCAACGGCAACCCTGTATCCTTATCATACGGAATGGTGTGATCCAATTCATACTCTGTATCGGATAACCGGATTGCACAGCCATACTCTATTCTGCAACCGTCAACAGTTATCGTGTTAATTCCTTTGTTATAGATGTATTTCGTTTTAAGTTTCCAACTTGGGTCTTTTTTCCAGTTGTTCGCACGACGGTAGTTTCTGCGATAAGTGAGACTATTTCTATAAATGAATCCCTTTTCAAAATTATTTATATTGTCATCAAGACAGTATACGCCGTCTTTTGGAACTCCTGCAACGGTCTGTTTAAGTTTTCCTTTTTCACGGTAACAGTAACGCTTGCTACCCATAGTTTTAAATTCGCTATAAATACCGTCAAACTCAGCAATTCCTAGCGTGTGTGATTCTCCATTAAAGAGTACCGTTCCAATTCCTCGTTGCTCTGATTTTTTCATGATTTTTTCGTTATACTCAGCAAGTTTTTTCCTATCCCATTCCGTACCCTTAACGGAATCAGTGTCAGAATATAACCACCTTTTGCAACACTTCCCAAGCTCAAATAACTCTGCCTGAGCATAAGCAGTGACCCATACTCCCCATTGATAAGGTAGAAAAGAATTTCTACTTTTGTAATACTTTTGTAACTTTTCCTCATATTCAGACTCACTCAAAACATCATTCCATAGTCCGGTTTCATAATCTTCTTCAAACATGGATTGAATCATCTTTTGTACCATCATGCCATAGATGCCGTTAAGTTCTCCTTTTGAAATCATATAAAGCACCGGGTCTGCATGTTTCAACGTGTTCTTATGTTCGAAAAGTTCTATCACATAATTAATAATCCAATCAGGCAAGTAGTCTTTCTTTGCACGTATGACGTTTGCAACGTCAGCCCATTCAAAGTCATAGGCTTCAAAAATGACTTGTAAATCTGGATCAGTAAACGGATAGATTACAAGATCTGCATTAACGATTTTACCATTATCAAGATTCAATTCCATAGCTTTCTTTTTACTTATCTTATCTGCATCTGGAAACATGCAAACTTTTGCTTTGTGAAAAGCAAGCGGTGGCATAGGATGGTCTTTTTTCAAGCGTAGCTTTTTCAATCTTATATAGCCTGCAAAAGCATAATTTTCTTTAAGCTCCATGATATCCTGCAACGATAACTTTGTAGAAACAAAGTTTGTCATAGGAAACTTTTCATATACGATTCTGGCGGGATAAGAACTTGTAAAATCGTAGCACTCCACCGGTTCAGTAATTAACTGATTGATATAGTACCGGTTCGCATGAGTATAGCCACCGTGATAGGAGGCTGTGAGTAACTCGTACTGAGCTAAACTAAGTTGCATTGACATAAATTTCTTATGCCATTTCTTATCCTTGCGTGATCTTGATCTTGCTTGGTTACGGATAAAGCCTGTATTTGTCAATGGGGCAGTAGCAACAGTTACGTTTCTTTGAGATAAATAGAGCCGTAAAGCTTTACACAGGCAAATAGTATCAACACAGACATAAACTAATTCCTTTACAGTGCGCCCAGATTCAGGGGTTCTTTTCTTTTTATAGTCCCATGTACCAGTAGCTTTTTCAAGCGTCGCCATGTCCTTACAGAGACGTTCAAGAGTACGTTGCGTAAGTATAGCACTATCACGGATTTCAACACCAAAAGACTCCCATTGCATAAATACATACCTGTGAGTTTTAACAGCTAATTTACGATCCGGAATACCAAACTTATCTAATAGATGATTACGCAAAAACATATAGTCATATGATAAGTTATGAATATAGAAACGCACTGTATGTTCTTTATCAGCATGAAGCGTGTCACAGATCCGGTCAATCGTATTGATAAGATCACGTACATGATTACCGTACAAACAGCTATCATTTTCTATAGTTATAGTCCAATCAGTTATCCATCCAATGTCTTCTGTATCTGAAACATACGTTTCAGTATCAATCGTTATGATTTTTTCATAAAAAGACTGGAAGTGACCTGCATTACTTTTGCGAATGAAATTACCGTCAAAAAGACGTATGTAATCGTAGTCTTTATATGATACCACTTGATATCCTGCTATAAGCATTTTTTTACCCCTTGTATTTATATTTCAGTGCTTCTGCTTCTCCAGAGAAACCTAGCTCTTTTGCTACGTCATCCGCTCTATCTATGTCCGTGCGGTCTCTGAACTCTTCTAATTTGCTGATTATTTCACTCATTGTATCACCGTCTCGCAAAGCTTTTCCAACGAACTCTACAGCCTGTTCAGAAGAGTATAAAAGACTTATAAGTTCAAAAGCATATGACTGAAAAAATGCACTCATTTCGCTTGTATCTTTGAATTCAAGACCATATTCAGACAACTTCTCACGTCTCTTTTTTATGATGGATTTCCATCCGGGGATCGTAGAACTTTTTTCTTTTAAGACATTCTGCATCATTTGTACCTGCTTACGCATGGAAGAAATCTGCATATAAAGGACGTTCCGATCGCTGTAATCCAACTTTATTTTTTCTCGTATTCTTTTATTATAACCAAACTTTTTAAGAATTACATTGTAATCAGCGTATGCACCACCGGATTCAGAAATGAATCCTGCTCTCTCTAAACGAACCATACGCTGATTAAGACGTTTAGCCAGACTTGTATAAAGTCTGGCTAATTCTTTTTCATTAATTTTATAAGGGTTAACATCCTGCCCCTTGGTTGTGATTCTTTCA